AAAGTCTTAGTTTATGGAAATATTCTTGGTTGTTGTTATATCTATAGTTTCCGTAGCCATCATTGAACCATTCTTGTTCAATAGCTTTACCTACTTTTAAACCATAATCATAACTAACCTTTTCAATATCACTAACGACTTGACTTGGGAAATAACTTTTAATTAGCGAATCAGCCATATTTATTCTATTATTGATGATGTATAACCGTCGTTTCTATATCGAGCTATACTTATGTTCAGTTTATTTACTTTTTTATCTGCTACTGGTTTGTATAGGTTTCTATTGCAAGCCATAACTGCTAAACCGCTACTAATAGAAGCATCGTGTTTTGTTCTACTATTTATATTAAACTTTGCCCAATCATTTAAAGTTTCGTTAAAGTACATTGTACCATAAGTGCCATCGTTTAAAAGACCGACATGATCATTAATATACATTTCAATCGCAGCAGCGTGAGCTTGTTTAATATCTTCACTAGAGTTTGGCATACCACCTATTTCTTTTTCTGTGGTAGATAACTTGTTCCAAACTTTATCTGGTCTATTCATACTAAAGCCTCTATATCCTCTACGCTTAAAATGATATAATAATCTTGGTTTGTTATTTTCCGCTAGTATCGGCATACCATAAAATACGCATGCCATAAGTACATCTTCAAAAAATATCTCTGCGGTTTGTGGTCTTGCGATATATTCTAAAAAGAATGTATTCGCCGGGGCTGATTCCATACTAAACTTTGTTAGTCCATGAAGAGATCCGTTGGATCCTCTACCATCGACAGTACCGCTAATATCATAACTATCGCAGCCAAAAGCGCCAATATGCTCATTTCCCGGGTATTTAATTCCATTTTTAAGTATTACTCGGTTTTGTAGATTTCTATCTGGCACCCAACTAACTTTAAAACGTCCATTTGGATCTGGCGTAAATACAACTTGTGTATCTTTAACGCCGTTAACCCATTGAAATGAGCCAGTTGTAACTACGGAAGAGTTTCTATTACCTTCATTATAGTCTATTTGTTCGTATATTTTAGTTAGATTAAATAAACTATTTTTTGTTTCATCTCTAAACGCATGCTCTTCTGTTCTTGGGAACTGACGATAAAATTCATTTAAAGCATCTTGATCATCTTTTAAACCGTCAACTTCGTTTTCCCAATGATCTATAACGCCTATATCTATTAATTCACCGTCTGGTCCATAAACATCTCGTTCTGGAGTAGTAAAGACAGGTCGTCCATACTCATCAATAAATCCTTCAAAGTTCCATTCCATTGGAATAAACAAAGCATATAAACCAGATTTTGTTTGACCATTTCTATTTCTTTTTGTTACATCACTATCGTGATATATTTTTTTATAATTATCTCCACCTTTGTCTAAAGCGTTACTGGTAGAACCCATCATACATTTACCGACTATTCTACTACCTAATCTTAGACAAGTTTTTGTTACTCGCCAGTTGTTTAATATATTGTCTGGCTTTTCCCATTTACCACTTTCATCATGAATTAGTAAATCAAGTTTTTCACCATCATAACTGTTATCTCCAGTATTTTTCCAGTCTATCGTCGTATCAAGACCAACAAGCTCTTCAGCTTTTTCTTTGGACGCAATTTTTCTACGAGTGAGTTTACTAGCTGGAACACGATAAGCCAACTCTGATTTGGGTCTATCCATACCATCTTGGATAGGCTTGAAGAAGAAAGGATAATTAATCGATATAGGCACGACTTTATCGGTAAACATTTTTTTAGCATCAGCTCCTGATTTAGATAATATACCAAATCTACTATCACTTGATAATGTGGCTAAATGAACTGTTTCTGCTGACGACATAAAAGAAAAACCACTACGTCTATTTTTAAGATAACACATGCCGTAACATCTAGCATCTGCCTTGCAAGCTTCCCAAAATATAAAGAATAATCTATTAGCTTCACGGAAGTCTGGAGCGCCAACATCTATCTTGCTCCACTGCAAATACATATAGTGACTACCTGTAATATATGTGGGTTCTCCACCATTATTAAACCAAAAGCCTTGATCTCTACGATTAAATTCTTCGTCAATGTAATCGTACCATTGTTCTTTTTGTTCTTCTGGATAATCTCTCCAGTCAAATATAGTTTTTAATTTAGATAATTCTTTTGGATATTCAAAGCGTTGCCATTTCTTTTTATCATTAGAATAAACTTCTTTTGGCGCTTTTGGTAAAGCAACTTTTAATCCTTGAATGTCATATATCTCACCAATTTGCCCTGTCTTAGAGATAACCACAATATCAGTTTCCTTGTCATAACCATATTTCCATTTTTTAGATTTGTTTAATCTAAGAATTGTGTTTTGCCTAACCGGCTCAATTATTTTATATAACGTTTGTTCGTACATTATTTAGATCTACCTTCAGCGAATCCTTTAAATACTCTGTCCTTTTTTTCTTCTGGTTCTTTACCTTCAAGTAGATTTTCTTCTTCTTGTATACGGTTAAGTATCTCAAAAGCATCAAATATAGCTAGCTTTTTAGTTGCAGCAGCATTTTTAAGTCTATCTGCAGAAACATCATCATCTGTATTAGTAATAATCTTTTCTTCAGCAACTTTAATTAATTCCTCAACTGCTTTGCGTCCAGCTCGGATTATATTCCTCTTCGTCTCCTTGATATTCATATTTAATTGTAATTTCTTTAGACATTACTCTATATAACCTTTCGTCATCTATAATAAACTCATATTCACTGTAAGGTGTAAAACCAATTAGATCGCCAACATCAACACTACCATCAGTATATTTAACTATACCTATTAGTGGTCTTTCTTTAGATTCGTCAAACATTTCAATAGATTTTAATGGTTTAACAAAACAATAACCTTTTAAACCTCTCCATTTAGAATCTTTAAATCGACTCCACTTTTGCGGGCGTTTATAAGCAAATATTTGATCTTCTTTTACAAAGTATTTGTCTTCTTCAAAATAACCTCTACTATTTTTTTCTTGACCTCTAATATTGTGCCATCTTCTAAAAACATTATGATGAACAATAACAATATCTCCAACTTGAAGTTGACAGTCAATACCTTTTGGCACAGCTAATATCTCTGCTTGTCGATTTACATATTGATGATTATATATTTCTGTATTGACAAGTAGTTCTTTGCCATCGACATCTACAGAGTTATTATATCTTTGACCAACAGGTTTTATGATATAATCAAATAAAGCTTGCATTAGTACTCTAGGTTATACTCGATTGATATAGCCATATTCTTATTAAAATCCTTCCAAGGTAATATGTCGTCCTTTTTTTGAATATAAATAGAATATTTATCTTCTTCTTCTATAATGTTACAAATAGTATGTCCGCCATACACTTCCTGTCCAACAGAATAGTGCATAGCGTCCATTTTGTAATCTTTACCTATAGTGATTTTACGAATTAACTTGCTCATTTTCTGGATATTTAATTGCTCCAGTATGAATATCTAAGTCAAACTTACCATATTCTTCTTCAAGCTTATTATGTAGTTCGTTCATTCTTTTATTTACAGCATCTAATTCGTGAAGCAACGTATGCTTACGAGCTTCTACACTACCTATTTCTAGTTTAACTTGATTAGATATTGAAATAATGTTTTGAACTTCTTTTAACTGTTCGTCTGTAATTTTTTCTGGTCTAAGGTTAGTTACCTTAGGCGTCTTTCTTTTTGCCATGATTTAATTTAATTAAAGTTATTATTAAAATTTATATAACTGATAATCTAAACCCATGAAGCTATGTACTCCATTGTCGTTTACATCAGCAGCGTAATCAGCCCATCCGTCTGGATGAGTGTATTGTAATGTTTCAGCTTCTTGATCAATAGGCTCTAAGCCTTTCCATAATACATCAACGTGATACTTGTCAGAAAGTACAGGTGCTTTAGTTTCTTCGCCTTCTTCATTGTATTCACCTTGCTCTAAGACGATATAACCAAGTTTAACGACACAATGCTTGTGTGTTGGATATGTGTTACCATCTTCGTCTGTTGACGTTCCTAAAGCGTTTATTTTGCTTTCTGCTTGTTCTAAGCTATCAAATTCGTATTTTCCTATTTTATTCATTTGTAAAGATTTTTAAATTCTTTTATCATTTATGCTTTCTTATGTAAAGAAAATTACCCTTATTGATACTATAGGTGTATTTGTTACCCTTTTAGTCATAACTATTAGCTTGTTAAATTTTCTAGTTCGTCATCACTTAAAGCCTCATCAAATACTGCAACGGATTTGACTTTACCATAGAAAGGTTGTGTTGTTCCCCCATATCTAAAATCTAAATTATTTAATCCACTTAAAGATATAGTTTCTGTTCTTGTAATAACTTCAACGCCATTTACCCATAAAGCTATATCACCACTTTTATATTTTAAAGCTATCTTGTTAAAATTAGAAGTATTTGAGGTGGTTACACTTAGGCTTAAAGGAGGTGAACTACTCAAAATATCAAAAGCAATTTTGTTATTACTAAAATAATAAATAGAAACTAAATTAGAATTACTGCCATCATTTAATGAAATAATACCTGCATTTGTATCATTTTCAGCTCTTGCTATCTCTGCATATAACACACCCTCTGTTGAGTTTATCAATGTACTATTACCACTACCTGTTAATGTTTCTGTTGCTCTTGTAACACCTACTGCTGTTCCGTGATTTGGTATGTATGATGTAGCGTAGGATAAGTTTTCTACTTGACAACCCCAAATAAAAGATGTACCTAAAGAGCCAGAGTCGTAATTAGAAAAAGTAGAAGTTGGCTGATATGGTCTAAAATTGTATGTACCAGTTATCGTGTTATTAGCAGTAATTGAAATTCTAAACCAACCATTTGATAAAGTTTCTATGTCGTGGTTTACATAAGTCCAACCAGTTCCAAACTGCCCAGAAGCACCTTTAGTTCCATTTAATATATCAAACCTAGCGTAAGCATTTCCAAGCTCTACATAAATATAATCAAAGTCTTGTCTTTTTATATATATAGTACCAGTATAATTACCAGTAGAAGATGTGGTAAAACTTGTTCTAATATGACACTGTGCAGTTGTTGTATTTGTCAATCCAGTAGCACTATTGCTGCCATTTGGACTACTTACTAAACTATCATTCAAATCTATACTAGATTTTGTATAGCTACTAAAATCCTCACTATAAGTAATAAGATTAGTAGAAGTAGGCTCTAACAATATATGACCATTCTCTCCATTACTATCATAGTTTATTCTAGCTAAATCTACATCTGTACTAAATGTAATGTCTTTTACTGATATGTTGTCTATTGTTGCATCTAAAGTTCCTAATCCTGTTCTTCTTATAATAAATCTTGCACTACTTGATACGGTAAAATAAGCTACTTCATTTGTATATGTACCTGCTGTATATGTATTAGTTGCAACCCCATTTTCTCCAATATAAAACGAGCCTGAATTTATAGTTCCACTAAATATAACTTTATAAGTTTTAGTTGCGGTCAGAATATCTTGAAAGACATAAGTATCTGTTGCTGAATTGAAATTTGCTGAACCTCCACTAATTGTTACACCACTAGGTGCTTTACTCCAATCACTATCTGTATCAAAATCACCATTAAGTACTAATTCAGGGTCAGTAATACTTTGCATATCTTGTACTAAACCATCAGAGTTTATTCTTGTAGCACTACTTGCTCTATCGAAAGTAAAATCAGAATTAACTTCATATAATTCTATGTCCTCTAATGTAAATGGATAACCTGCTGCTGAAATTGCAATTCTGT